AGAACAAAAATGTTGAAATCCGTTTGTATTATGATGAGCGCGGTCTTGATCGTTACTACGGTCTTTTGGAACTTGGTGAACTTGGTGGACTCTGGAAGAATGTAGCAGGACGCTATGAGATGGATGGCAAGAAAATCTATGCTAAACAGATTCTTGCTAATCCTGAGGACTATTTTACTGAAGAAGTGATGGAAAAACTTGATGAGATTGCTCGTCAAGAATTTAGTTATGGAACATGATTAAGACTCTCAAAACAGGAATTAATGTATCTAAAGTTATAGATCAACTTAAAAAATATCCACAAGATTGGGACCATCAGAAGAATATTAAAAATGCGGGGTCTTTAGTTGATAGGGGATTTGCAGACTTGCCCGTAAGTGCTCTTCAACTTATAATAGGTGGAGTTAAAGATAAAGAAGACTTTGTTGGAGACTCCGAAATCAATCTTAAGACTCCAGCATACGAACATCATAGTGAAATCCGAAAGATTATACGTAAGCATTTTGGAAATAGGGAAATACATCGTTGTGGATTTCTTTCTCTTCCGATTGATGAAATTGTTGGAGCTCACATTGATGAAGGAACCTACTACTTAACAAGAGATAGATATCATCTGTCTATCGTTGGAAGATATCAGTATTTCTGTGGGACTGATACTGTGATTGTTGAACCAGGAACACTCTTGTGGTTCAATAATAAACTACCACACGGCACCGTCAACATCGGTGATGAAACAAGAATAACATTCGTATTTGATATGCCTCATGGACAAAGTTGAGTTTCTAATTCTTCGCAATTTACTTCATCACGAGGAGTATGTTCGTAAAGTCATTCCCTTTATCAAAGGAGAATACTTTGAGGATACCAATCAAAAAGTTGTATTTGAAGAAATTTTAAAGTTCATTCAAGAATATAATAAACCAGCAACGAAAGAAGTCCTCTGCATTGAGGTAGAGAAACGCCAGGATATCAATGATACATCGTTTAAAGAAGTCACTCAGTTGATTAGTTATCTGGATGATGAACCGACTGAGTTTAACTGGTTGGTAGATACAACTGAAAAGTGGTGTCGTGATCGTGCAATCTATCTCGCACTAATGGAGTCAATCCATATCGCTGATGGAAAGGACGAAAAAAAGAATCGTGATAGTATTCCTAGCATTCTATCTGATGCTCTTGCTGTTTCTTTCGATACTCACATTGGACACGATTACCTTTTAGATTATGAGGAACGCTATGAGTCTTATCATAGGAAAGAAGAGAAGATCGAATTTGATCTGGAATATTTCAACAAAATCACAAAAGGTGGTCTCCCTAATAAGACTCTCAATATCGCTCTCGCTGGGACAGGCGTTGGGAAATCGCTATTCATGTGTCATGTGGCTAGTTCCGTCTTATTGCAAGGCAGGAACGTTTTGTATATCACTCTTGAAATGGCGGAGGAACGAATTGCTGAACGAATTGATGCAAACCTTCTTAATGTCCCCATACAAGACATCTCAGAACTTCCTAAGCAAATGTTTGAAAACAAGGTTACCAATCTTGCAAAGAAGACACAAGGAACCCTTATAATTAAAGAATATCCGACAGCATCAGCACATAGTGGTCACTTTAAGTCACTACTTAATGAACTTGCACTTAAGAAGTCATTTAGACCTGATATTATTTTTATTGATTACCTTAATATTTGTGCTTCCAGTAGGTATCGCGGAAACAGCAACATCAATTCTTATACTTTCGTCAAAGCAATTGCTGAGGAACTTAGGGGGCTCGCCGTCGAGTTTAATGTCCCGATTGTGTCCGCTACTCAGACCACTCGCTCAGGTTATGGTTCTTCTGATGTTGAACTTACTGATACTAGTGAGTCCTTTGGTCTTCCTGCTACTGCTGATCTTATGTTTGCCCTTATTAGCACAGAAGACCTTGAGGGTTTGGGACAGATTCTAGTGAAGCAACTCAAGAACCGATATAATGACCCAACGATTCATAAGCGTTTTGTGATTGGTATTGATCGTGCAAAAATGAGACTTTATGATTGTGAACAGTCTGCTCAGAGTGATATAGTTGACAACGGAAGAGAAGAGGAGTATGATTACGAAGAAAAGAAACCTAAAAAATCATTTGAGGGGTTTAAGTTTTGAAGTATAACTCTGAAGAGTATTTCTCAGTTCTTGACAAAAAAACTGGAAGAAAACTATTAGATTGTGGCGATGAACTTGATGCCCTAGCGATGGTTGCTATGGATCCACAGAATCGCACCTATACTCGTAATCAGTTTCTGATGGGTCCAGTGGTGAATGTTCAGATGCCCAAAGCACTACCAACTAGTGAGATCGTCGTGAATATGGACGGTGGTGTTGGTGGTTCCTGGGAAGTTCGTGAACCACAACCACTTCCACAAATTAAACTTCCAGATAGACAAGCAGAACCTATAAAAGTATGACACAACAAATTGACACCGATAAGTATCTTGATTTTGTTCGCCAAACGACAAGTCCAGCAAGCACACATCTCGCAGCTCTCCTTTCACGATTAACTGAACTTGATACATCTGCTGATGCTGATGTTCCTCGCCTTTTGACTGCTGCTCTTGGTTTGTCCGCAGAAGCAGGTGAGTTTACTGAAGTTGTAAAAAAAATCTTCCTACAAGGTAAAACTTATAATGAAGAAAATGCCTTTCACCTGAAGCGTGAACTTGGTGATATCTGTTGGTATATTGCTCAAGCGTGTATGGCACTTGATACTTCTTTTGATGAAGTTCTACAAATGAACTATGAGAAACTGAGTGCTCGTTATCCTGAGGGTGCTTTTGATATCTATCGTTCTGAAAATCGTAAGGAGGGAGACCTATGAGTAAAGAAAAGAGAGTGACGATTAAAATGGATGTGCGGACTGCTGCTGCGGTTCGTCAAGTTTTATTTGATGCTCAGCGTGGATATAGTTATGAACACGTTCCAGAGCGTGTTGTAGAAGTCCGCTCAGTCATTCAGAGTATTGATACTGAACTTGGGGAGGTTGTGGGAGAATAGTTTTATAAATAACTAGAAAGTATTTGTAAAAATGGACTCTAAAATCCTGAGAGAAGCAACTCTTGCATACCAAGCAGTTTATGATGAGAATCTTCGTCGAGAACTTACCGAAGAACAAATTTGGGAAGAAGTCGAGAGTTGGGTTAATTCACTTCTAGAAGAAGGTTATGACCTGAGTGAGTATACTTGGGAAGAGATGTATGAGGAATATATTAATGAGCAAGGTCGTGGAGCCTCTGTAGGTTCTAATCCAAATGTTTCCCAAAATCCAATTGCTAAGGCTATTAGAGGAGATGGACCGTCACCAACAATGACACCAGCACAGAGAAACCAAGCTCGTATGAGACCCATACCATCCGCTAAACCACAAGTATCTAATCTTGGTTCAAATTATAGAGGACAAGAACTCGCAGCTGCAGCAAAAGCAAGAGCGTCTCAAGTAAGCACACCTCGTCAAGGAACTGCAGGTGGTCCTACAGTTGGTGGAAATACTCCCATTGGACCAGCAAAAACTCCTGCCACTAAACCAGCAGCAAAACCAGCACCAACCTCCACTGCAAAACCAGCACCAACCACTCCACCAAAACCAGCACCAACCACTTCTACAACTCCAGCAGCAAAACCAGGAACACAGGCGGCTGGTCCAGAATCAATTAAACCAAAAACTCCTAATCCCTTAATGAAGGATATGCCAAAGGGTCCAGGATCCATGGCAGCACCAACTCCTGCTCCCAAGAAATTTGACATACGTGATAGAGATCCACGAGCAAGAGCTAATTTTGATCCAAGATATGATAAAAAACCGATTAATCAATCTTTTGACCTCTTTGATCTCGTCAAAGGACACCTCCTAGACGAGGGTTATGCGGATACCGAAGAGGCAGCTCTTGCTATTATGGCAAATATGAGTGAGCAGTGGAAGCAGAGTATTATTGAAGATGTTGATGCTCAAGGTAATAGATCGCACGATTTATTTACTGGTGATTCAAATTCAAACTATAATAAATCGACATCTAAACCCCCAACTAAAAAACCACAACCGCCAATTAAAAAAGATCCACCTATGAGGGATAAACCTCTCTTCTGAACCACTTCCAAAACTAACACATAAGAGGGTTTTATCACCCTCTTTTTTTATAAATAACTAGAAAGTATTTGTAAAAATGGATAGTAGAGATCTCCAAGGTTTGATGGAAGCATATATTGAAGTATGTGGTTCTGTATCTGTTGAAGAAGGTAGAGCACTTGGTAAAACAGGTCGTGACGATGACAACAATCCAAGAGGTGCAGCAGTTCGTGCAAGTTCTGGTCGTGGAATGACCATGACTCCCGCAAGAGGATTAGGTGCTTCAAAACCAAAGGGTGATGATAAAAAACGTGCTGCAAAACAAGCAGCACAAGCAAAAAAAGATCGTCGTGCTGCTGCAAAAGACAGAGCAGCAGAAGGTGAAGATCGTTTGAGTAAATTAATTCGTTCTGTTCAGAATAGTTCTTATGAACCAGAAGGTGAACAGATTAATGAAATCTCTGCTAATCTTGCACTTACTGCTTCACAAAAAGCAGATGAAATGAGAAGAAAGGCAGCTGTTGCTGGTGATAAAGAAACTGCATCTAAAAAAGCATCACAAGCATCTCGTCTTTATGCGGGAGTAGGACCACGCAGAGCAAAAGAGAGAAAAAAAGAGAGAGTTGATGAAGGAATGTCCATAGCAATGGGAGAACTTGGTGAAGGTGTTGATCTTTTTGATTATCTGCTAGAATACTTAGTCGTCGAAGGATATGCTGATACCAATAAGGCAGCACTTGTGATTATGGCAAATATGAGTGAGGAGTGGAGAGAGAGTATTGTAGAAGCACAAGAGGCTCGCAACAATCCAGAGAAGTATGAGAGAGAGCAAGCAAAGGCAAAGAGTAAGAAACAAAAAGCGATGGAAGATCCACACACTGGAATCAATTCACCTGCTTTTGAAAAGTTTATGAGACAGCAAATGGGTCGATAATAAATAACCACGGAAGGTTGCTCTAACCCACTTGACTTTGAGTTGAGTGGGTTTTATAATATCTGTGGTCGGGGAATTAGCTCATTTGGTAGAGCACTGTCTTTGCACGGCAGGGGTGAGGGGTTCGAGTCCCCTATTCTCCATTTCTAAATACTTAAAAAATATAAAAAATGGTAAAAAGAAATCTACCAAATAGGGGTTATATATTTGAAGCAGTTTGGGCTGCCGCAGTTGCTGCAAGGTTTTATAGAAGAATAGGTGACATTGAAAATATAATAAAGTCTGGAGCATTTGAAAAATCAGCTTCTAGGAGAGTCACTCTACAAACTTTACCTAGGA